CGGCAATGCTGTGGTTCCACAGTTAATTTTGCCTATATTCCAAACAATTGAAAAACTAAATTTGGAATTATAAGAATATTGTGAGTAACAAAATTGTGAGTAACTAACATAGAGAAGAAACATGATACAACAAGCAACAATCCACAAGCTGCCATTATTGGTTGGCTGCAAATCATTTGAACGAAATCACACAGGTCAGATGCTAATCGACATCATCAGCAGATTTGTAGAAGCAGAATTTCCACACATTGATGATTTCAAATTGGTCACAGCATTTCAGAAGGCTGCATCTGGCACCTTGAATTTGAACAACAAGCCATTGGCCTTGTCAACATATGGCCAACAGCTATCACCAAAGGTAGTTGGTGAAGTGCTGCGAGCATACATCCAAACACAGCGAACAAAGGCTGCAGAACCTGTGTTTCAGCCAAAGCAATTGGAAGCTCCAAGCAATCCAATTGACAGCAAGTTCATGTATGATTGGACCATCAACTACATCCAACAGTTTGGAAGGCTGCCGGAATATCCAATGTGGGGCTTGATATATCAATACCTGTTGGAGCGCAATGAAGTGAAAGCATTGCCAAACGAAAAGCCAGGTGGCAGATACAGCATGATGCAAGAAGCAGATAACAGGTACCAACAGACTGTTGTCAGATGGTTCCAGAATAGTGGTGTTGTTTAAAATCGTATATTCGTGGAAATAAATTCTTAAAAACATGAGTGAAGAGAAAAAAATCTACATTGGCAATGGCCAGAAGAAAGGTGAAACATGGCTGAAAGCATCTGTTTGCCTGTCCAATATTCCAAAGGAACACACCTTTGAATATAACGGCAAAAAGTACATGAAGGTCAACATCAACATCAAAGATGAATTGGACCAATATGGCAATGATGTGTCCATTTCTGTTGACACATGGAAACCAGATGCAGACCAATCAACCAAGCAAAAGGTTGTGGCCAAATCTAAAGCAAAGGCCGCAGCCATTGGAAATGATGACTTGCCATTCTAAGGAACAAGCAGCAATTGACCTGTTGGCGGATGATGAACTGCGTGAACTTGCAGTTCGTATCTGTCACAGGTTTTCTGATGACCTAATTCAAGAAGCAGCAATGGTTCTGCTCCAGATGGATGATGCCAAATGGCAGAAGGTCAATGATGGTGGCTATGTTCGTTTCTATATTGTCCGGACAATGATGACAATGGCCACATCACCAAGGTCCACATTTGCACGTAAGCATGGACTATTTGCACACAACAAGCAGGTGCCAGATATTGCAGATGATGCTGATGGTTATGATTGGGAACAGGAAGATGACATGACCATCATTGAATCATTGTTGGATTCGTACCATTGGTATGATAAAGAAGTTTTAAGGCTATGGCTCCAGGAAGGAAGCTACCGAAAAGTGGCTGCTAAAACAGACATACCATTTAAATCAATTGGAAATTCGGTCCGTAGAACATTGGACCAACTAAAAGAAGACTACTATGGAATTGTTATTGAACGCTGCATCAGGAGCGGCCATCGCATTACTGCTGACAGAAGTAATCAGCATACAGATAGACATTAAAAGATGGCTGAACATAGACGAATGGGCGAGTATCAAGCCATTTGATTGTTCGCTGTGTCTGTCGTTCTGGATTGGTTTGATTATTGGAGCAGCATCAACATTGGAAGTTTGGCCATCTGTCCAGGTGGCATTGATGGCTGTGATATGTGAGCGAATAATGACCAAGGCCAAATTATTCTGGATGCCATGAGCAGCAAAATAGTCAAATTGAATGGCCACAAGCTGAAGGCTGACAAGATGGTCCGAAAGTTGGACAGTATTCTGCGTTCAATTGAACGACTTGAAAAGATAAAAAAAAGATGTTGATATTGATTTCAATAATTATTGTAGTTGCATATCCATTCTTCCGGTATGCCAAAGAAAAAAAAGTGCGTGATGGACAAAAATGAAATTTTGCTATTTATAAATGAAAGGATGCCACAGCTTCAAATGATGGCAGCCAGACAATTTAGTGGACAATTGACCAAGGCTGAAGTGAAAGGATATGAAGATGCATACAAAACCATTCACGGAAATGCACGTGTGTGTTTCACCTGTGGCAATTCTGCACAGACAATGGCCAGAGTGATGTTGAATTTTGCTGAAGAAAACAAGCCAAAGCCAAGGTCCAAGCGAAGAAGGAAGAAATGAAGGACAATCAGAAGCATGAAAACTATGGCCTTTACATCACACAGAACACGTACACGATGAAGTGGCACACATTCAAGCGTGATGATGCTGATAAATATTGGAATAACCAAGGCAATTTTAAGGAAGGCATTGGTGATACTCCACAGAAGGCATTGATGAATTTCAAGAAGTAATGGCACACCCAACAAGAATATTCAAGAAGGCTGATGATTTGAATGATGCCTGGAATGCTTACAAGAAAGACCTTGAAAAACAAGGAAAGGAATGGACAACTGTGCAGTATGTTGGCCGTGATGGACAGCGAAGAGAAGACTACATGAAGGTGCCAATGACCTTTGAAGGATTCAAACGATTCTGCCGAAATAATCACGGAGAAATTGAACAGTATTTCACAAACCAAGATGATTATTACAGCGACTTCATTGGTGTCTGTCGCGCGATAAAGGAAGAAATCCGTGAATGTCAAATAATTGGTGGAATGCTTGGCATCTACAATACAAGCATCACACAACGACTAAACAATCTTACAGAGAAACACGAAGTGACACATCGTGAACAGCCATTGTTTGGTGATGATGAATGAATCAATTCGTCTACACAACAGCCATTCGCAAAATTCGCAAGCTGACCAAGCGCAAGAAGGTCATCCAAGGTGGCACATCAGCAGGCAAAACCTTTGGCATTCTTCCAGTTCTAATTGACCGAGCAGCCAGAACAGATGGCCTTGAAATTTCTGTAGTGTCTGAATCTGTGCCACATTTAAGGCGTGGAGCAATGAAGGACTTTCTGAAGGTGATGAACATCACAGGAAGGTACAATGATGCTGCGTGGAACAGGTCACTATTGACCTACACATTCGGCAATGGTTCCTACATCGAATTCTTCAGCGCAGACCAGGAAGCAAGGCTACGTGGTGCCAGAAGAAATATTCTTTATGTAAACGAAGCAAACAACATTCCATTTGAATCATACTATCAGCTTGCCATCAGAACATCTGATGAAATATTCATAGATTTTAACCCAACAATGCAGTTTTGGGCGCATACCGAAGTGCTGCAAGAAGATGATTCTGAACATCTGATTCTGACATTTAAGGATAACGAAGCTCTACCAGATACAATCAGAAAGGATATTCAGAAGGCAGAAGAAAAAGCAAAGCATTCTTCCTATTGGCACAATTGGTGGCAAGTGTATGGCCTTGGAAAAATAGGCAGCCTGCAGGGTGTTGTGTTTGATGGATGGAACCAATGCGATAAATTGCCAGATGATTACAGGTGGCGATGCATTGGCCTTGATTGGGGCTACACGAATGATGCAACAGCCATTGTTGAAGTAAGGCAAGCAGATGGCAAGCTGTGGCTGCATGAAATACACTATGCAACAGGAATGTCAAACAAGGACATCAGCAATGTCCTGGAAGGTTTCAAAGGTGTGGAAATCATTGCAGATTCTTCCGAACCTAAAAGCATAGATGAACTGCGAAGATATGGCCACAGAATCCGTGGAGCTGTTAAAGGCAAGGACAGCATCATGTATGGCATCAACCAAATGCAGCAGGTGCCATTGATGGTGACATCATCATCAACCAATATCATCAAGGAACTGCGTGGCTATGTATGGCAGACAGACAAAACAGGTGCATCATTGAACATTCCTGTAGACCATAGCAATCATGCGATTGATGCAGCCAGATATGCTGTGATGTCCAAATCAATGTCAACAGGAACATACGCAGTTAGATGAAGAAGCAATGCAGCCATGTGTGGCGAAATGATTACATCAATGGTGGCAAGGTCTGCCAAGTGTGCATGAAAAAGAAAGTAGATGATTCCGTTGAATAGACTTGAAAAGGAACTGAAGGAAATGACATTTCCAGAGCAGGTGAGAATCAGCAAGTGTGAAGTTGTGACCAATGTGCCAAAGATGATTGACAGCCATCTGAAGGTGCTGAAGGCCAATACAGGCAACAGGCTGTTCATGCCGTATTATGACAGGCTGCTGATGCTTAGATTTGCTGTAGATACAGAATGAACAATTTGCTATTTACTTGAAAGGTAACAGATGAACATTCTTCATAGATTGGGCAAAGTGTGGAAAATGCAAGAAGCATATGATGACTA